AAAAGAAATGTTTGAAGTAGATTCATTGATAAAGACAATTCACATGGAAATGGATAGCGTTGCAATGGATTTTAATAGACTGTATATAAATGCACAGCGTATTAATAATGGAAGTAATTGATGATTGAATTTATCGTTGGTCTTTTTTTTGGATATGTTATTAGTGGAGATATAGGAGAACCTGTACCATCTCAAGTAATCACTTATTCTGATAGTGGTAGGGTAGTTAAGGTCTATAGAACAAGTGCATTTGCTTATAGATACTACCCAGATTCTTATGCAATAGGATGGAATACAAATAATTATAATTACTTTGAAACCAGATACCAGCCACCAAGAGTGTATTCTAAAAGCGTGGTAATAAAAAGAAAGCCTAAAAAAAGCGGAGAGTTTAGAAGGAAAAAGAGTGGGGGAAAAGGTAAGAAGAAGTGAGAGATGGAAGTGTAATCCCAATATTTATTATCATAGTAATATTTGGATACCTGATGTACTCAATTAATAAAACAAGATGAAACAAGGAATTAGCGCAGATAGTCAAATACACATAAGCGTAGCTCTCTTAATTAAAGCAGGTATATTAATAACTATCGTGGTGGGCAGTTGGTATCAAGCTCAAATGAAATTTGCTAGTATGGATAGGACGATGAATGATATGCACGAAGAATTAGTTGTGTTGACTTCCAAGGTACATGAAATGGAAAAAGAACACATAGAAGAATTAGAGACACAAAAAGTGGCTCTTGAAGAAGAGAACAGAACTCTAATGCAAAGATTAGGGTTAAAAAGAAAATAGGAGATAACATGGCTAAAACAGAAAAACAAAAGTCAGTGGTTAATATAGACGATAAAGAATACGATATGGATTCTTTCTCTGATGAACAAAAGGCAATGGTTAATCATATTGTGGACTTAGAGAGAAAATTACAGTCCAGTGAATTTAACTTAGTGCAATTAAGATTTGGAAAGCAAGCGTTTACAGATGCTTTAAAAGCTTCTTTAACCGCAGTAAAAGACGAAGAAGAAAAGTAATATGCTAGACAAGGCCATAGTATCGGCTATGTTCATTGAGTCTATCATTATTGCTTGTAGTGTAAAAGAAGATATGTATTTACCAGTTGCTTTAGGAGCATTGGTAGTGATTGGATTAAGGGCAACGAAGAAAGTGTTAGATGATTGAAACATATGCCGAGTATGGCGCGATTGGTGTTATTGTATCTCTTTTTGTTATGATGATAGTCAATCTAATGAAAAGTCAACGGGCTCAAAATGAGGACTTAGACCGGATTAGGCAAGCGATTGCAAAGTCGGAAACTAAGATGGGTAATGTAGAGTCTATTGTATTAAAGATGTTAGACCGGTGGAACAAGTCCGATGAGATTGGACAAAGACATAGGGAAGATATAGTGCGTGAATTAAACGATGTTACAGATGACTTAGCTTATCTCAAAGGTAGAATCAATGGGAAGTCGAGATGAATGTGAGCGACTATAGAAACGAAACAACAGCAAAACTGGTCAAGTTAGACGAAAGACAGATTAGTATATTCAAGACTTTACAGAGAATTGAAAAGCATTTAGAGAAATTAAATGGACAAACAAGTAAGAATAGTGACGCAATTATCATGTTTAAAACATGGGGTTCTGCTGCACTATTTATTGTCCCGATTGTAGTAACATTAATAATGAGGTTAATACCATGATTGATTGGATTCAAAGTAATTGGATGAGTGTCGTAGGAACGATAGCTGTAATAGGTGGAGGAATGTATATTCCTTTTGTTAGGGGTATTGTTCTAATGGGATTCAAAACAATGATTAGCGAAAAAGTTGTAAAGAAAATCGCTGTTCAGATGATTGAAAAATTAGTTAAATCTAGCAAGAACAAACTAGACGATGTTTGGTTCGCTGAATTTAAAAAGAAGATGGAAGATGCCTAGGTTTAGCATAAAAAGCAAATCTAAACTTCATAGTTGTGATGAGAAACTTATTGACTTGTTCAATGAGGTAGTTAAACATTTTGACTGTATGGTTTTGGAGGGTCACCGTGGTAAAGAAAAACAAAACGAAGCTTACGATAAAGGGAATAGTAAACTACGCTTCCCTGATGGTAAGCATAATCAAACTCCGAGTATTGCTGTGGATGTTGCGCCGTATCCGATAGACTGGTCGGATAGAGATAGATTCCATTATTTTGGTGGTTATGTATTAGGGGTTGCTAGGCAAATGGGCCTAAATATAAGATGGGGCGGAGACTGGAATCAGGACACCCAAACAAAAGATAACAAGTTTGATGACTTAGTTCATTTTGAGATTAAGGATTAATGCCGAAGCAATTTAAAACATATACACGCTTTGAAGGTGGTTTAAATACCAAGACCAATGCTCGCTCTATACAAGATAATGAATTAGCGCAAGCTAANAATGTTATNATAGATGAGTTTGGTATGGTAAAATCATGCGGTAAGGCGGTTGCAAATACGGGAGGCGGTACTAATTACACTGCTCCTAGTCTTGGTGGAGCACAACAAGCAGGCTATGGTTTGTTTCAAGCAGTTATGGATTATAAGATTGATGAGACTAACAGCCCTACTGTATTTACTTTTTTAGCTGACCCTAGCTCTGCTACTAAAATAGATATAGCAGAAGACGAAACTCCATTTTCTCAAAGCGGCGCTTTTGATACTGATGAAATAGATTTAGTAGGCTATCCCGGTGTATCGGGAAATTCAAATGGTGCAGCGGTGTTTGATATTGCAGATGGTGTAGTGCGGATAGCAGATGCTAACTTTGGAGCTAATAATACCTGTAAGTTTTATGGATTTATCAAAAGAAAGCTATGGCTTGACTCTAATGGAGACCAGTTGAATGTTGATGGCGGTAGCGCGCAAACCATTTCTGAATACGCAAGCACTTTTAGCGGATTACATGAGCCATTTAATACACCATTTATAACAGGTGGAAGTGCTGGAACCCCGGCAAACGGAGGTTTAGTCGGTGCTACACTAGGAGTGAATGGTACTCTTACAGCTAGTGATGATAACGGCAGTGGCTCAAGTGATGATATAGATTTTTCCGCTGGCACACTTGCTGATGATTTAGATACCCCTTTAGATACTGGCACATTTAAGCTTGTCAACAAAACCGATGGGGCTGTGTATAGCATCACTACAAGAACTGATACAAATACAGTAATTGTGAGTAGCGCAATAGACATAAGCAATAAAGACTGTTTAGTTGCCCCCGCTGCTGGATACGGATATAATTTAGAAGTAATTCAACCCGGAAGCGGTTCTATGACAGCGGGAACATATGAATTTGCACAAACATTTATTTATGATGGTGTACAGGAATCTGTACCTAGCCCTATGTTTGGAACTATTACTATTGCATCAAGCAAATATTTACAGCTTGGCATTATTGCACACCACGCTTACGGTTCTAGACGAACCGGTGGTAGGATTTATATGCGCGATAGTACAGTAAAAGGTGAATGGGAATTTTTAGTAGACATTTCACACACTGAAGGTTGTCGCACAAGCTTAGAAGGTGAATATACTGGGTGGGCTACAGCATACAGTCAGTCAAGCGAATTGACTTGTACTGTAAATATTACTGCCAATAATGTAGATACATTTGAAACATTAAACGGATATAGTTCATCTGTNCCAAACAAACCACATTGGACACACTGGATGCGGGTATAAAACCAGTGTTGTTTCTAANAGAAGGCGTTTTGTTGCAAATGTTAAATCTCCAGATGATACTGGAACTACGGTACATCAACCCGATAGATTAATGTATAGCGAAATTAATAAGTTTGATACAATCTTACCAACCAACTTTATTGATATTGGTGTCAACGATGGTGAAGAATTTGTCAAGCTAGAAGCTTTTGCTGATAGATTACTCGCCTTTAAAAATAGAACATTATACATAATAAACATTGGCGGTGGCTCCGATACGCAATGGTTCTTAGAAAGTTCGCATCAAAATATGGGTGTAGAGTTTCACGCAGCCGTAACCAAAACTGCTTTTGGTGTATGTTGGGTCAATAAAAATGGTTTATATATCTACGATGGCAGTAAAATAACTAATTTACAAACTAAAATTTTAGAATCTGAATGGGAAGCTTTTGTCAATTCAGATACTATGATTGGATATGAGCCAACTCATAAACACCTTGTAGTAATTAGAGATGCAGATGATGAGTCAAGTGATAATGGTGATGCGTATGTTTATAGTTTTATTACTAAGTCGTTTACTTTTGTTGAAGACCTTATTGCTGACAATGTAAAAAGTAATCCCATTACAGATGTATACAATAAAATGACAATGGCTGTTAGTACTAATTCGGTAGTGTCGTATGATGGTGAACCTGATGCGGGTACTACCTTTGATATTAAATTAAAAGATGATGACTTTGGTTTGCCCAATACTGTAAAAAAGATATATGGTGTTACGGTAGAGTATGCTAGTGATAATAACAACTCCGATGGTATTAAATACTTTTATACTAATGATAGCGGAACTAAACAAGGTACGGCGAATGCAGGGGACTTAGCAGATACTAATAACGATTTAGATGTAAATAGAGTTACATTTGGTACACCCTTATTAGCATCTTCTTTTCAGGTGCAATTAGATATGGATGGTAACAGTATACAAAAGGTAAATAACGTAGCAGTAGAATATAGACCAATCTACAAAAGAATTACATAATGGCTATTGATAGAGAGAAAAGATTTTTATACAATTCAAAAGGTGTTAAGACTAATATTCAAGCTGGAGTACCAGCTCGAGGAGTAGGTAATAACGGTGAAGAAAGAATCGTTAAAACCTCTGATGGTAAACTAAGACTCTATAGAAAAGAACTTGGAGCTTGGTATTACTTAGAATTTACAAGGACATAATCATGGCAAACAGTTTAATAGAATTATATGGCGGCGGAATGGCGGGCAAATCAAACAATTATCAGCTTGGTGGTCGTATCGCTGGTGCAAAAAGGCGTAGAGATTATCAAGGTGAGCTAAGAGGGTTAAGACAAAAACAGGAAGAAGCTAATCGCCGTAAAAAGAAAGCTGGAATGTTAGGCACTGTTGGTAGTCTTGTCGGCGGGACTTTAGGTTTTATGGTTGGAGGCCCGGGTGGAGCAGCTATTGGAGCTGGTCTAGGTAGGGGCGCTGGAGAAAGCAGTTATGCTAGAGAAGATTATAGCGGTGGTAAATACGCTCAAGAAACTAGGGGTGACTTACGAG